AGACATTCTTGAAAGGAGTCAAGCTCCATAGTGTCAGTTATATTATTATTTTGAAAGGTGTAGTAATTTTGTGTAGAAGTATTTGCTTTGAAAAAGATACGCTTATGTTGTTTACCAAAAAACACAAAAGCTAAAATATCTACATGATAGTTTTTGTAGACACTAGACATACTTCTTGATGGCTCTGCGGCAAAAACATATTTGCCTTCCTTAGTTTCTCTTCTGCTTTTGACCTGAACTGTGTATTTTGCGTTTGATAGCTCACACATAATATCTGCTTTGTGCTTGTCTTGTGTAGGATAAACAAAGTCGCAATACTGAATAAGAAATGCTTGCACTAACAATTCTCCTAACGCACCTAATCTTGAATTATTTTGATGATCTTCGCTTGACTTTTTCATGCCTCAAGCTCATAGGTGGCAATTAGACTTGATGCCACTCCTTGCCTTCAAACAGCAAAGCTTCGGCTTCTCTTCTTCTAACTAAGCCCTCTAAAACCTTACCATTTGCCTTATTCCATCTACGCATTTGATGTGGCACATCTTCCCAGTCTTGAGCATTTACTCTTTTTAAAAGCGTTGACGAGTTTAGATTTGCACCGCCTAGATTGAATGTCCAAGATACGATTGAATCATATTGATTTTGTTCTAATAGCACATTGACAGCTTTGGTGACTGCCTTCTCATAAACAGCTACATCTTTTAACAGCAGTTGTTCTGCTTCTTCTTGGGTTATCGTATCGCCTTCTTTTACGCCTTTGGTAGAACCATAGCCAATAGTCCAAACACCAGCAGCACATTTGTAAGCTTCAAGTTTACAACCCTCAAACAATTTTATAAGGGATAAACCTTCTGTAGAAATAATGATATTACTCTCCTTTGTCGCTAGTATGCGAGGCACCAAAGTAAAAAGATATGATTGCACTAGCTAGTCCGCCAAGATAGCCAAGCACTAAGTTTATCAAAGCTTCGCTATTTTGTTCTGGTGGTTGCAGCGTTACTAAAAATATATAACCTAGGAAACCGCCAATAGTGCATAAGCCAATAATTCTTGCAGTCCAATCCTTGCTGAACATACCTCTAGCGTGCTGTTTGTCTTGAGTTTCAAGTTTAAAGATATCAACATCTAACTCTTTCATTTGCGTCTCAAACTCTTGCTCTGCTTTTTTAAGCTCTAGCATTTGTTCTGGCGTTGCACTTTGCAAAGCTTGTTGGATAGATTTTTGATCATTAGATACGCCAAGCACTTGTGCTATCTTACCCATAGCCATACCGCCTAAAGGCGTGCCAAGTGCTGATCCGATTGTCGGTGCTACAGCTCCAACTATGTTTTTAAGTATTGCTTTCATAACACCACCGCAGTTAAAACCGCTATTGATAAAGCACCAACAAAGCCAAAGACACCAAAGGTTGCCATTTTCATAGTGTTATTGATAGATTCTATCTCTTGTTTAATTTCTTTAAATTCATTGAAAGCTGTTTTCCATCTTTCAGCATTTTCTTTTTTAGATACAGCTAAATCTTTGGCTACATCTTGAACTGTTAATCTTTTAGCTTTCATAAGTATATATAGATAATTTTTGCTTTTTACCTTTTACTTTAATTGGTTCTAATGATTTTAACCTAAATTTTGACCTTTTTTTAGTATTTTGTCCAATAATTATATCAACACCAACTTCTTTAGTAGCACTTTCAAGCCTAGCTGCTGTATTAACAGCGTCACTAATAGCAGAATAATCAAAGCGTGTATCACATCCCATATTACCTATTATCGATCCTCCTGTGTTTATGCCTATAGCTATCTCTATGCCTAGATCGGCTTGCACCATAACTTCCCGGATTTTCAATTCTGCTGCTATGGCTTTATTCTCATGTTCAGGCAAATCTATAGGTGAGTTAAATATAGCCATCATTGCATCACCAATATATTTATCAACCATGCCGCCAAACTCTTTGACTGCATTTGCTTGAATAGTAAGAGCTTTGTTCATAATCTTTGTGACTTCTTCAGGTTCAAGTCTTTCAGATAGAGAGGTAAAACCACGCACATCGGTAAATAAAAAAGTACAATACTTTCTCTCACCACCTAGTTTCAAAAGCTCAGGATTCTCTTGTAATTGTTTGACTTGTCTTGGATCAAGGTAATGTTCGAACTGTTTTTTAATTTGCTGTCTTAGTTTGTATTGTTCTCTAAAGCGTAAGTAGAAAGCTATTGTGCTAGTTATAAATTGTGATATTAAAGTCCAAGAAACATCAACTAGTAAGCCTTTTTGGATCATCGCATATCCACCAGAAGCCACACAAAGCATTAGAAAAGTTCCTATACCTAAACCCCAAGTCACCCCAAAAGAAGTCAATACAAGCCATGAGAGAGCCACAAAAAACGCAAATATGGCTATTTCCAAGCCAAAACTCCAGTCTGGGACACTTGGAGAGTCAGGTATTAAAATTGATTCAGCTAAAGCAGTTTGTATCTTATGCGGTTCTAGTAAACCAACTGGAGTAGCTAACTGTGGCATGATACCACTAGCTGTAAAACCAACAAAGACATATTTGCCCTTAACGTCCATTTCTTCAAGTGTTGTTTGTTTTGTATCAACCCAACTTATCCATTTACGCCCAAGACTATCTGTTTTTACTGGTGCAATACCTTGAACTGTAATCTCTTCAATACCAAGATCATTGGTCTTAATAATATAAGTATTGCTACTTGCTAAGACTTTCATTACCTCAGTTCCATACGCAGAAACAAATCCATCAGGAGTTTGTAGCATTAGAGGTATTCTTCTTACAAGATTGTCTAGCTCAGTAGGTGCGATTGCTATACCTTGATTGGAGCAGTCTTTTAGTATATCTATATTTTGAACTACACCTGTTGATTGTATGCCTGCAATATTATTGTTGCCGAGTATGACAGTTCCAGAGGTTGTTGGATAATTTGCACTTGCATCCTCAAACATAGCAAGCACAGAACCACCATAACAAAGAGCTTCTGCAAATGCTTCATCACCACCTAACCTATCAGGTTGTGGGAAAGCTAACACCCAACCAACACCTAAAGCTCCCTTTTGTAAAAGCTCTATGTGTATTTCGGCAAGCCTTTGTCTTGGTAAAGGGTAGCCACCTTCTCTTGCTACATCCTCCTCTGTAATATTTAGGATTGTAAAGAACCCAGACTGATCATATTCTTTTACTAAAGCATCAAAAGTTCTAAGCTTTATTACTTCTACAAAATTTGCCTTAAATACTAGCGGTGCAAGTAGTATTGGCAAAATTATAAATATAAGTTTTTTCACTTAGTTCTCTTGTTTTATTCTTATAATACTATCACTACCACCATTAATCTTAATAGTTCTTGAAACACCATCCTGAATAATAATTACTGTATAGCTATCATCTGAATTTATATCTACTCTTGCTGTATTGTTTACGCTTCGTAATATTGTTAGCTTCTCCCCTGTAAGGAAGGTTGTTATTTGAGTATCTAAGTCTTGACCAAAGGTTGTGCCTGATAAAGCAACAGAAGTAACGTCTGCTTGCAGTTGGTCTTGTTCTTCTTGTATCTCTAATTCATCTAAAATATCAAGTAAATCTTCTAAAAAATTTACGTCAAGATAATTTATATCTAGCTCAGTAAACTCTAACTCACTTTCAGCATCTAAGAAATCTTCATCAAGGTAGTCAACATCAAGATCATTGAAATCAAGAATACTATCTGATCTAACTATCACCTCTTCTTGCTCTACCACCTTCTCCTCTGGCGGTGAGACAATAAGCATATTGTCAATAAGATCAAGAGATAAATCTAAAATTACTGGTTTACTTGGCAAGTTCTCAAATACAGAAACAGTTGTAGCTTCAAAAGGTTTATTAAGTATGACACTTCCCATTGCTGTAATAACTTCTATTTCACCGCTTGAAAGACCATATTGATCTGGTAAAAGAATAATTAAGCTTTCTCCAAGCTCATTAACTGTAGCTGTAAAATCTGTGCCACGAATAGCTATATTTGCTGTTGGAGTTTTTAGAGATATGTTTTGTTTATTGAGTCTATCTATATTGCCAGAAATAAATCTGGTTGTGCCAAGAGCAAAGGTAAGAGCCATCTTTGACTTTGCAGGGTTTGGATCATAAATATATTCATTAATTAATAACTCACTATGTTCTGTTAGCTTTACAACAGACTCATCAAGAAAAGTAATAGCCATTCTGCCATTAGACGTTATGGCTTCATCGTTGCTTTGAATAGCAAAATCTACAAAAGCATCTAAGGGTTGATCCCTTACTATCTTTGCATTACCTCTTAGCTCAGAGACATCTCCAATATTAGCATACTGTGCTTGTGCCTTGATCGTCTTGGACGATACAGATACTACTATTAGAAGTGTTAGTAATAAGTTTGAAATAATCCCTTGCAAGTGTAGACGATTGAGTAATATCAATATCATTTGAACTCCCATCTAAATCTAAATAAAAATAGCCAGAGTCAGCAGATGAAGTACCACCATACCCACTACCTGAAAAATCTATTTGGTTAGAATTACCATAAATATCAACATAAGATGTTGCATTTGCATAATCAATCGCAAAAGTAAGTTCATTGCTATCGCCTAAAATAATCCAGTCAAGATCAAGATATGATGCGTCATCATCTTCAGCTATTGCTAAATCAAACTCATTACTTGAACCTGTAACATCAATATTCAAATCTACATAATCAGCACTAATTAAACCTGTGCTATTCATTAAAATATCAAATATGTTGCTATCTCCATTCCATTCAAAATATCCAGTAAAGTTATCACCATCAATAGCATCTGATCTAAATATGTTTGAAGTACCTATCTGATTTATGTCAAGTGTCATTGACACCCCATCTAAATCTAAAGCAGTCATATTACCAGAGCTAGCATCTGTGCCGCCTATTAAGTTAGATGATCCAAGTTGTTCAAGATCAATACTCGCTGAATTACCAGACTGATCTACATATATCTCATTATCTGCTGCAACAGACAATGATAAAAATAAAATTATGTTAAATAATTTATTCATATTTCCAATATCCCCTCTCATAACCTATTGTTATGAGTTGTAATATCGCACCCTCTATAGCTTTCATCAAAGCTAGTGTGGTGCTTTCATTTGAAGCAGAGCCTATCTCTACCTCTACAAGTTCAGTCGCCATTTCATAAAATCTAAATAAATCTTGCGACTGACCATAACTGTAAATTGTTTTTTGTGACATAACTTCAATCAGTATCTCACCTGTTGCTACTGAAACCATACGCAAACTTACAGTCACGGAATCTTCTCTATATTGCATACTAGAGCCAATACCTAAATATCTAGCTCCAATACCTCCAGTAGCCAAATTAGTATCATAACTTACTACAGCACCCTCTAGCAATACACCAGCAAAAAGTAAAGGCGACAAAATATTAATATCGTCTAACTGTTCTCTCGTTGATCTAATAAGCTGTCTTTCTTTACTTAGATTATCTAAACCTATTCTTTCTACTACACGAAAAAAATTGCCGTTAGATGCGTGCTTTAAGGATCGTAAAAGAATCGTATGTGGTGCTTGAGTGATAGCAGAAGAAAACATAGCAAACTCACTATTGCTTTTTCTTTGCCCTGTTTGATCTAGGAATGATGAAGGATAAACAGCTACTACTGGTTTGATTATTGGTGCTTGAACATTCAACAGTTCTTGTGACTGAAGATCAAATATTGAGTATTTATCAAGTCCTTTGCTTTCAAATCTTTCAGGTCGTGTTTCTTTGACTACATCAAAGACTGCACAACTAGAAAGAGAAATCGCCAAGAGGAAGTTCAATAACTGTTGTTGTGCCATCATTAGTATTAAATATTGTGAGTTTTATCATGCCATCGACTATTTCATAAGATATTATATTGCCTTCAAGCTCAAAGCTTCCTTCTGTTGATTGATCTTCACCAAACATTGCTTCTACTATTTGCCTTGATATTTGTGCATAGATACGGCTTTCCAAATTGCGAATAAATCTTGCTAGTGTAGTATTTTCTGCATCTCTCTCTAATTGTTCTTGCAAAGCTTTTATTTCTTCTTTGATTGTCATTTTTCTCATGTGTTCTTGGTTTTCAATAGTGAGATAATGTGAGCTTGTGTTGACACCTGAGAATGAAGGTGACTTAAACTTGAAGGTTATTTGATCTGCTTGTAAGTTTATGCAAGCAATACCTAAAAATAATATAGTCGCCCATATCACAACTATTTTATAATGCAGTGGTAATTTAGTCTTTTCTTTGGTCATCTCTTTCCGCCTTTGCTATTTTTTCTATATCAATTAAATTAGGCACTCCGAGCAAAGTCTTTAGCAATACATCTTGTCTGATACTTTGGTTATCCATTGCTCTTACCCTATCTATTAAGCTTACAATAATCCCATATTGGCTATCAAGTTTGGTTGATACTCTCTCCTCCATTGTATCTAAAGAAGTTTGCACCTTATCATCTAACGTATCTAACTTAGTTTCCATACCATCAATAATTCTGTTAATAAGTTTCCAAACAAATATACCAAGACCTAAAGCTGCTGCTATTGGAAAGCCTAGCTCTGTAATGACTGATACTGCTGACTCCATTAGTTGCCTTCAAGAGCTTCTACCCTTGCAGTCAAAGCATCTATTTTGTCATCGGCTTCCTGTAATGCCTTGACAAGAATTGGCACTAGAACAGAATATTTTACTGACTTTACACCTTCATCATCGGTCTTAACTAGGTTAGGAAATATAGCTTCTAGCTCTTGAGCTATGACACCTATCTGTTTGTGATCGCTACCAATAAAATTAAAGTTTCTTATTTGTACTTGATTTATGTCTGCAAGCTTATCTGTAGCATCTACTATGTTTTCTTTTAATGTTTGATCCGAAATAGCACCATAAGAGTTGTTAGTGTTTTGTGCGTCACCATCGCCTTTGATTCTAAACTCTCCTGCATTGCCAAACATTTGAGCAACATTACCGCTACCACCAACATCTATCGCTGATTTGAACCTGCCATTTTGTGGATTCATCAAAATACCAAAAGCACTTGAGCTTATGGTGGTGCTAGTAGTTCCTATTAAAATTCCGTTGTTTTGTATTCTTGCTCTCTCTGTACCATTTGTTTGAAATATAGTTACGCCTGCTGGATCAATAGTAATATCATTTGTAGCGTTGTTATTAATCTCATTTAAGGCAACAGATCCCAAAGCAGTAAGATCATTATTCATTGATATTGTTACAGTTCCTGTTGTCCCTGACTTGCTTAAATTACCAGAAGCATTAATCCCTGTTACTGTATTGTTTGTATATACAGCAGCAGCTACATCGGCAGATTGGACTGGCTCATCAGTTATAGAAAATGTTGCTGTTGCTGCAACTGACTCTCCTCTAACTGCATTTATGGATGAAACACTAGCAACATAGTTATCGCCTTTAGGCAAGAAGCCTAAATTCATAAATGCTTGTCTAGTATTTTCATCTAGTAATACCTCACCAGCAGCGTTAACAACATTAACATTAAATGCTTTTGCAGGATAAGTTGATGCGTCAGTCCAAGATAGTCTGGCTCTATCTATAGGATTAGTTGCATCCGTTGCATTTTTAAAAGTGAGACCTGTTGGTGTGACTGCTTCTAAGCCTGTTGGCAAGTCTGGTAAAGCTCCAACATTTTCAAGAGTTGGAATATCCCAAGAATATATATCTAAATACTCCAGCATCTGAATAGATACTAAGCCATTTTCTAATAGGTCAATAGCTTCTACTCTATAGACAGCACTTGATAAATTGTAAGGCGAATAAGTTATATCAACTATATCGCCAGCAGTAATGTTAAGTAATCTTGGAGTGCCAATAAAAGCAACAGTTTTTTGACTTCTACTTCTTAATACAGCAGCTCTAGCCATATTATGAGCATTGTAGGAATTTATTATAAATGGCAGCTCAATGACACTTTCTAAGACTTCACCGCCATCATCATTAGCAAAAGTTACACTATTATTATTATGAAATACAGTTTTAGTATCAGCTTCAAATTTCTTTTGTGCATTAAAAAATTTTGCAACAGCTTTATTGAGCTTATTTGCTTTATCTTCATATTTAATTTTTATACCACTATCAATAATATGATCTTCTGTAATACTAAAACTTGAAGATCCTGTATCTTCTACTAACACACTATATTTGCCATCAACATAGTTCAGAAAACCACGCATATTTCCTAATAAATCTCTAGCATTATCTAAAACAGTCTCATTCGTGTCTACAATTCCATCGCACATAAATCTTCTTGTTTGTGTAAGCACTTCACCTGTTTCATCTTCATACATAAACTTACCGATAGCACTAGCACCGCCATTACCTGTATCAGAGCTATTTGCTTTAACTTCTGTAAGATCAAGATTAGTTGCTTCAAAAGTAAATGTATTTGCATCCGCCGCAGAGGTAATTGTATAAAGTTTATTTAAGATTGTTGCAGTTATATTGCCACCTAAAGAAACAGCTCCAGAAAATAAAACCCTATCATCCTGACTTGCTCCGTGTGAGCTACAAGTTACAGTAATTGTTGCATCATCGTTAGTCGCTGCAAAAGAAACGCTTTTGCTTATTTTTTCTGGCGGCGTTTCCCCAATATTTATTCTGTATTGTGTATCTTCTGTATGCGGTTTAAAT